GTCAGCGTCAAGCCGGTAGTGGTCAAGGTTTAGATCCACGAGGTCATTCAACGGTGGATCGTCAATCTCAGGTGTCGTGTCATCAACGCCGATGAAATAGAATGGGATGAAATCAAGCGGCTTGCCGGACATTACGGGGAATATATCGCCGCCCACCTGTTCATCCTCGCCATTATCGTCAATGCGGAATACGCGGACACGGTACGACATACCGGAATCGCCGCCCTGAAGGTCAAGCACCCTGTAACGCGTTTCAGTCTTATGCTCAAACTGGCTCCCTGCCAGTGCGGCTTCTTCTGTCAGCACAACCAGCGTCAAGACGGTTTTATTGCCGATCCACGCGGTTTTCCAATTTATAATGGACTCTGCCGGGTAGGTATTCATCGACGGCCTGAGGTTCAGCTTCTGGGCGTCTGCAAGGGTCATGCCCTCCACTGATTGCTGCGGGTAGTCAACGAGGACGCCAAGCCGCCCGGTGGTCAGGACTTCAAGCGTCGCCCGCTGTGCGAGGATATGAAACGAAATGCCGGACATGGTAACGTCTTCCAGATAAGGCTCCACTGAAGGCGCAATGTCAATCACCGGGGGCCGACGAAAAATCATGCCGGATAATGCGCTGATCGTGCGCCATGTGGCGTTAAAGAACTGAGCGCGTGTCTTGTATGCCTGATAATCATCCGTCGTCTGATCGGTCAGCTTCGGCAGGTATCTTTCGCCCGCTGCGTGAATTGCCTTTTGGCCGGCTACGCAATCCCGGCAGCTCTGCCAGGAATCCAACATTGCATCATACAAAGGGTGATGCGAGTCAACTTTGCTCATTTAAGTTCCTGCCAGTTTAATTCGGGTCATGGGTGCCGTCTGCGGGTAACAGTACTCAACATAGTAACCAATGGCGTCCGTAATATGAGTTAACTCCGGCGTCGCCTTCTTGTCTATCTCACCCGATCCGCCCTTTAACAACTGAACGCCCTCAAAATCGCGCACAACGTGGGGGGCCTTCTTGCTATCCACCATCAGGCGTACGTCGCCGCTGGTGCTTTTTAGCCGCGAATTGACGGCATTTACTCGCGCCCTCTCGCGGGGGTTTGCTGATTTCACGTGGAACGCCAAACGCTCCCCAAATACCGGCTTTAATTCCTGCCGGATCAGATCCCAATCAGAGCCTTGAACTTGTGCCGTCCCTCTGGCCCCGCCCGTCGCGTCGCCGTAACAAATCACCCGCCCTTGATGCTTGCCCCAGTCTGCAATGATCTTGCGGCATACGGCAGGCGTATTTGAATTGCGGGGAATGTGAACCTCTCCGATAATCCCGGTGCCTTCAATGCCGTTTGGAAGGTTTTGCTCTTGTGCTATCGCGCACACGCCCGGCTCAACGTTGAAGTCAAAGCATAAGGCAATGGGTTTCAACGGATCATAAGCCAGTGGGTTGCAATGGGTTTCATAGCTGAACGGATAATAAGCCCGTCCCTCAAAATTAACGAAGCTGGCAAGGTATTCCTGGGCGAAGGTTAATTCGTCAAGGTCGCGCCTTGCCGCTTCGACTTCCTCTGGCGGAACATTGCCGCCCTCTACCGTGGTGAATTGCCACGATTCCCAGCCCGGCACATTGTCCTTGCCGTGCATATACAGATCATAAAACCAGTTCCGGCCTTTGGGTGTGCCGATAAAAAAGGCTTTCCCGCCGGTGTCGGATAGCGTCGGCCTTAAAACTTCAGTCCAGGCTTCTTGCTTGATGTCGGCTGCCTCATCCATGACAAGCAGGTTGATACCCACGCCACGGAGAGAATCATAGTTTTCAGCGCCACGCAGCGCGATGGTTGAACCGGAACTTACAAGATAACAGGATAGGTCGGACTCGTTATATTTCGCCGTCCACTGTAATGCGGAAATGGCTTCTTTGAGCATTTTCCAACTGATTTGTTTTGCTTGACGGTAGGACGGCGCGACATACCAAACGACTTGATTGACTCTTGCGGCCCGGAAAAGAAGCTCATAAATGGCAAGGTAGGTTTTACCAAACCGACGGCCAGATGCTAAAACGCGGAAACGCGCCCCGCTTTCCGCAACTACTCTCTGATTATTTGTCAGGCCGCTAGGGTTCATCCCTGAAGCTCACCAATGGCAAGGGTTGTTTATTGCTGTCCTCGATTGTTTCACGCATTCCGCAACGTGTTTTGTCGAGCCATATAGCCGCTGATACGTTGCCGTTCTTCGCCTGCTGGTAGAGGATGGTTGATAAATTGATTTTGAATTTCGCCCGGCCATTAAGAATTGCCTCTTCAATTTTCGGGTCATTGCGCTTGTGCTTAAAGAACGTGGTCTGCCCGTATCCAAGCGCCTTGCCTATTTCGACTCGATCTAATCCAAGTCCCGCGAATTGCTCAATCTTAGCGTAATCGAATTTAGCCGCTTTACGGCCCGGCTTAGCCGGTTTCTTCTTCGCCATATCTTTCACCACGACTACAGGATACACCCGCAATTATTTTAAATCACGGACTGTACGGGACTGTAGGGACTGTTTTTTATAGTAGTTTTTTGTTGATTTTGATTGATTTAACCTCACTTTCTCAATTATTTTCACACATCACGGCGCAAAAAAATATCCGTAAACCCCAGAATAACCTGGATATCTTTTTCTTCAACTTTGATTATTTTAACTTTTTGAGTAATCTTATTAGGCATTTTTCCCGCCAGCGGCCCTTCATTTTTTCTTTGTTTTCTACGAGGTTTTCGTGGAGTTTTGTTTGAACAAAAGAAGCGTCATCTTTTTCAAAATCAAACATTAACTTGTATCTTTCCGCCTCTTCCTTTGGCTCTGTAACAGCTTCATCGTTTTGCCATGATGCGGGTATATCTACCCCCCACTCCACCAAAGGTAGGTCGCTCCAACTGTTTGCGAGGTCATCCATCGACCATTCGCCCATCGAGCCATTATCTTTTATGACAAACTCCCGCTTTTGTGCCGCAGAAAGCCCCGAAACGATCTTGGCTATGCAATCCTTCGCCCCAGCCTTTTTAAGCGCCTGTAGCCGCATATTGCCGCCTAAAACGGTCATGTTTTCGTCAACCACGATCTCCCGGATGCTCAACATATCAGGAAATTCGGTTAATGACTTGACCAGCCTGTCCATGTCCCTTTTCGATATGGTTCTGGGATTGTCCGGGTTCAGCTTCAGCTCTGTCAGTTTTACCTTTTTGACTTCAACGTTCATTCATTCGCCTCCAGTTTCATCAACTCCACGGTTTCCCGCGATATTCTAAGCAGTGCGCTTCCTGCCGGCCGGATAGCAGTCACCCTGCCCTGGGCAATCCAGTTGTAAAGCGTCTTGATCGGGATTGAAAAGTAGTCGGCTATTTCATCCGGCCTGTAATACGCCTTGCAGGGCAGCTCTTTTATGTTATCCGCTTTTGACATTGCATCCCTATGCGTTCACATTACTCAAGTCCCCGGCGTCCTTCTTTTCAACTTTCTTCCGGAGCTTGTCGTTCACCTTATACAGATCCATCATGGCCCGCTCAACCTGGCGGGCGTGATCCCCTCACTGGTTCAGGGCCTCGGATAGCAAGATGATTGCGGCGTTTTCTTCTGGTTTCATTTCTTTGCCTTTTCGTACTTGTCGATGAACATCCGCACCCTATCGATGTTTTCGTCAATGGCCTTTGCTTTGGCCAGGCCCATTGTCATCCAATATTCCTTCCCGTCACGGCCCACGCCGGTTAAAATACTAATTGTCGGCTTTCCCTGGTATGTTCCCTCTTTCACTGTATCCGGCATGTTATCCCCTTTTCTTCCTGTAATCAGGCATATTGATCTTGATGTTTTCCATGGCAGACAGGCGCGACGCTATCCGTGCGCCAAACGTCGCGTCAATTTCCTGCTGTGATAGGTTTGTCGTGATTATGGTTTTTAGGCAATCCCGGATACGACGATCAAGGATGATATAAAGCGTCGTCACCGCAAATTCAGATGTTTTCTCCGAGCCCAGGTCGTCAAGTATCAACAGCTCACACCCGGAATAATAATCGATCAACTGTTCTTCGCTTTGCTCGGACCCATCCCGAAAGGCTGATCTGATCTTTAAAAGCAACTCCGGTGCAGTGGTGAAGATGGTGCCGGATATTGTTTCCCATCCACCACGGGTTTTAATTGGTTCCGTTGGTATTAGCCTTGCAATGGCAATGGCCAGGTGTGTTTTCCCGCAGCCGGTATTCCCGCGCAGCACAATTCCGTCCCAGCTTGCGCCGATAAACCTTTGCAGGTCTTTCACTAATTTATCGTTGCCATGGTAGTTTTCAAAAGTGCATTCCCGGTAAGCCTTTGGCGCTCCGTCTATCCACCCGGCTGTTTTCGTTTTCGGTTTTATATCCGTGGCTTTTTCTTCCTGTTCTTTCCATGGCAGAACGTTTGCTGTTTCCGACGCCTTCTTTAAACACCGTTCAGCAACCGCATTAAAATCAATATTCCCGATCCGCTGGCCATGGTGTTCCGTCTGACTGAGCGTTGCCCGTTTTTGCATGAGCCGTTCCTGTGCTGCCACTATAACCGGGTCTTGTGTTGCCTGAGCCATTGCCGTTTCCTCCATTCTTTAGTGGGAAAATCCCCTCCCAGCCGTTTACGATCGATTGATTTAAAATATCCTCTGGCGACGCTCGCGTTTCGTCGCATATTTTTTTAAGTGAATTAAAAAATCGATTCAGGGATTGTGTTTTGATTTTTTTCTTTCGTGAATTTTGGTATTCAAGGAATGTGTTTTTAGGTATCCAATCAGGAATAATTTGCTCTTTATTAACTTCATTTATATCTCTATTTTCATTTCTATTTCCATTTCCCATATGCTTAGCATATGCTTTACGCGGTTTCTTCGGGTGTAAAGCATTGATTCTTCTTGATTCTGTATATGCTTTTCGCTTGTCAACCTCTGTCCGAAGGCGCTCATTAAAGTAAAATTCACCCTCTTTTTTGAACTTATTTTTAAGCACTTGCCAAGCATTTGCAAAGCATATGCTTAGCACTTGCTTTGCCTGTTCTTCGGTGAAATGATGGTTGTTAAATTGGAAAATAAGAAGGTCGATATAAGCCCCTTTTTGTTCAAACGTCATTCCCATCGTTCCACCCAAATAATCATTCGGATAAAATAAAAATGCTGGGTCTTTACTCATTGCCTTGCTCCTATGCTCGATCCCTAGTCAGAGCTTGCTCAAATTGAAAGCGGCAGGCGTGGAGCATTCACGCTTTTCGGGTGATCTTCCCTAGCCGCCTTGTCCCTCATTCTCTTTGCATCCCGTTCAGCAATCCGCC